GCAGCCACCATAAATGCAACTGTAAAAGACGCTAACGCTAACAGCTATGTCACGCTTACAGAAGCCAACACTTACTTTGAGACAGTACCAGACTCTTCAACCTGGACAAATAAAACAGACGACCAGAAAAATAGAGCATTAATATCAGCTACCAGATGGATCGACAGCTTTGTATTCTATGGAGACAGATGCGATGATGGTCAAGCACTAAAATTTCCAAGAAATAACTACCAAGTAGACGGTGTAGAACTGTCCTGTGATTTGATTCCGCTAAATATAAAATATGCACAATACGAACTAGCTAGAGCACTGGCAAATGACACAGATGCTATGACAGGTAACACAGGAACAGACGGCAATTTTTCTGAAGTAAAATTAGGGGATATAGAAGTCAAATATAATACTGCAAGTCAAGGAACAGGATCAGTAAATAATATTTTAGATGTTTACCCTTGGTTACAAAGTTATTTAGGTGCGTATATACTTGGTGGAGCAGGGTCTTTTCAGATGAGGGTAGTTAGAGGCTAATGGCAGGACAACTAGACACAGCATTTAAAAATATTGCCAAACAAGTGGTGTCTCAACTTGGGAACTCATTAGACACCTCCATTGTTTATACACGAAAAGGTGTATCTAGCTATAACAACACAACAGGAGAGTATATAACAGTAGACACAAACTATACAATTAAAGTCCCTATCGAGTTTGTACAATCTACTGAAGAATCTGGGTTTCAGGAGAATGTTGCGAGACTCTACATAACTCCAGACTTGATAGGTGACAATCAACCTCTACTCCAAGACGAGATAACTCTTACATTTTCTGGATCGACAAGAGGAGCTAAAATAACAAGCATACGAACATTGAAAGGTGGACAGGAATATCTTTTCCGTATTGATGTAATTTTCTAATGAGTTTAGTAAACGCAAGAGCAGCCTTTGAAACCGCAATTTTAAATGCAGTTCAAGATTCAGACCCTACTGTTACTGTAGTATTTGATAACACACCCTTCTCAACTCCAGGTAAAAATAAAAAATATGTAATGGTAAACATAAACTTCAATCAGTCAACCACCCAACCTCAAGGTGCAGCCCAGACATATTATTCAGGAGTTATACGTTGTGGCATAATGACACCACCTAACAAGGGAAGTGCAGTAGCTTCTGAAATAGCAGAACTTGTAATAACAGGACTAACTTCAGTAAATGCTTCGGACTACACAGACACTTTCTCTGTAACTCCCAGAGTCAGCGAAATAGAAGGACCAACAGCTATAACTACAGATAGAGACACACATTTTCTCAGTGTTATAAACTGTAACTTCTCAGCCAATGGTTAAGGACATAAGACATTTACCCAGAGATTTACGGAAACTTGTAACTGAAGCAAGAGCGGAAGCTGCTGCTGAAATACATGAATCACTACAAAACCGAAGTCCGTATTGGACAGGAACTTTTGCTGAATCCTGGGTCGTAAGTCCTACTGAAGTACAAGCAACAAAGCCAAGAATGGGAGAACTAAATGAAGATGGTGCTAGAGACAGTTTAGATAGACCACCTAGTTTTATATTTAGACAAATAAGTCAAGAAAGTAAAAAGGTTTATCAGGCTCTAACAAGTCCAGTATTTATAGGAAACGAAACAGATTACGCAGCATTTGTAATAAATAAAAAGAAACACCCTGAAGATGGAACTATGTACAAGGACTTATTTGATAAAGGAGCCAATACAACTCCAAGACCTAATGTTCCTAACTGGTATGATGTTTACACGCAGAGTAAAGAAATATTCAAAGATATGGATAAAGGATTCAAAGTAAAAGGTTTTTTAGCTAAAACAACCAAGCCAGCAGGAAGATACTAAGCTATACTACAGGAATAAGTACAATTTTTTATGCCAGCAACCAGAGCAATCGACAAACTTAAGCAAGCCTTTAGTGTCGAAGAACGTAGTAGCTACTCCATTTTTAAGGGAAAAGAACTTATCTTAAAAATCTTTTGGTCGCCTCTTACAATAGCTGATAGAGACACCATAAACAGTACACTAATAGCTATGAACAAAGGTCAAGAGGAAGGAAGTCTTGACTTTGCTCTTCAGGTAATTGTTACAAAGGCTGAAGATGAATCAGGCACAAAACTATTTTCTCCAGCAGATTTACCTGTTCTTAGAAGAGAAATACCTCTTGGAGTTCTTCTCGACATTATGAGTAAGATGCAAAGCATGGGCGAGGAGGACAGCCCCGATGCCGTAAAAAGCTAAATTAAAAGAAGATAATTTTTTATACACACAGTTTTTTATAGCTGAAAAACTAGGTTATACCCATAGAGAATTAAGAGAGAAAATGTCTACACACGAGCTATACGCCTGGAGTGCTTATTTTAGTCTCAAAAGTGATAGAGAAGAAGAAGCATACGAAAAAGCAAAAAGACAAGCTCAGACTCGCAAGGTACGCTAATATAGAATTATTTAGTATAAATAGTCGTGGCTGCTAATTACAAAGTAAATATAGAACTAAATACCAAGAAGTTAGACAAGCAGCTAAAAGATTTAGGTGTAAAGGTAGATAAGGTTGGAAAAGTAAAGCAGAGTCAGTCTAAAAAGACAATAGCCGATGGCGATAAAGAAGTAAAACAAGAGCTTCAGAAAATAAGGTTAAAGAATGAATCTCTTGGTATAGAAACTCAGGTAAAGAAAATAAAATCAAAAATATTAGACATAAATAAGGTAGAAAATAACATAGAAGAAGCCTCACTTAGAGCATCTAAAGGAGAATTTGATTTAGCGAAAAAAGGTAATTTACTAGCAAAACAAGCTGTACTTGAAACTAGAAAAGAGTTAGCTGCTGAAAAGAAAGTAACCGCAGAAAAAGCAAAACAAGTAAACCTTCAATCTGCTGGAATGAATCTTATAAGACTTTCAGGCAGAGCAGGAAAATTAGGAGGAAGAGCAGCAGCAGTTGTAGATCAGCAGACAGCACTCAGACAACCCAAGGGATTACCAAGTGCTTCAATGCTCAATGCAGAAGCCAGAGGAATAAAAAGACTTATTCCTGCAAGATTAACTGACGCAGGAAACATAAGAGGAGAAGGTTACATAGCTTCTTCTACCAAGAAAGCTGCCATGTTCGAGGACAGAATAAATAAAGCCAGACTAAGAGGCATAGAAAATAATAAAAATCTAATTGGATCGGAAGTACTACGAAACAAACAGACAATAAAAAATATTAAATTTACAGAGCAACAGGCTAGTGCAGAAGCTAGACGATTAAATCAAGCATTACGAAACCCACTCGGACCTAGTTCTCCTCTCAACTACAGAGGTAATCAGTTACTACCTGGACCAGCAGGATCGGGAAGAGGCGGTGGACTTACAAGTGCATTAATCAGTGGTGCGTTCCCTCTACTATTTGGTCAAGGTCCACTAGCTGCTGCTGGTGGTTTCACTGGTGGTTTGATCGGAGATAGAATGGGTGGACAGATGGGAGGCTTTGCAGGAGGTCTAATCGGAACAGCAATAGTAACAAGTATTCAAGGATTCGTAACTGAAGTAGGAAAATTAGGATCAGCTTTAAATGACGCTACAAAGGATATAACAGCAGTTTCAACAGCATTAGGAATTACTGGAACAGAATTTGAGAAAAACCTAAAAACTTTAGAAAAATTAGGTGGCGAAGAAGAAGCATTTGAAGCAGCCAGAGCAAAAATGATTCGTTTAGTAGGTCAAGAAGGAGTAACTGCTATGCAGAACTTCGGTAAGGGAACTACAGAACTTGCAAATCAATTCACTATAGCAATGACCCAGATGAAGGCTGGATTAGCCTCATTCTTACAAGGAACTGGAGTGGGTAAATTCTTATTAAATCGAATAACAGACGCTAATTTATTTAGACAGGCCAAGACATCTACCGATCCTGAAGTTATAAAAGCTATGCAAATAGCAAATGCTTTTAATACGGGAGCACTTAGAAGGTCTAAGGAGGAAAGGGAACTGGTAGCTGAAGGAAAAGAATTAGGTTTTAGGGGATATTTTGACGCTGTTAAGAATGTACAAGAGCAACAAAGACTATCAAACAAACGAGCCGAAGATGCTGCTGTTGAAGAACTACTGGCAGACATACAAAAACAAAGAGTAAAAAATATATCTGAGGAAATAAAATTACTAGAACAAAGTTTTGGATTGACTTCAGATGAATTTGAAATAGAAAAACAAATAATGCAAATGAAACAAGATAACGAAATAAAAGACGAAGATGCTATTCGCAATAAACTTAAGGATTTGCAGTTATTACAAAAGCAACGGCAGTTAGCTGACGAAACAGCAGCAGCATTTGAAAGAATGTCTCAGACAATAGCAACCGACATATCAGACGGAATAAAAGGAATGATTCGTGGCACTTCCACACTCAACGATGTACTTAACAGCGTATTGAACAAACTAATAGACGCAGCATTTAATATGGCTTTCTTTGGAAATATGCAGGGAAGTTTAGGAGGTGGCGGTTTATTCGGAATACTTGGCGGTCTATTTCGTGGTGGTGGAGGCGGAGGTGGAAAAACTGATGTTTTTGCAGGTTTCAATCGAGGGCCTGCTAGTGGAGTCACCATGGACAGTTTTGCAAATGGAGGTAGACCAAGAGTAGGTAGAGCTTCAATAGTCGGAGAAAGAGGACCAGAACTTTTTGTTCCTGGAACTGCTGGCAGTATTATTCCGAATCATGCACTCGGTGGCTCTACTAACGTAGTAGTGAATGTAGATGCTTCTGGATCTAATGTTGAGGGAGATGAACAGCAGAGTAGAGAGCTTGGTCGTCTTATCTCAGTTGCAGTACAATCTGAAATATTACAACAGAAAAGACCAGGAGGATTACTTGCATAATGGCTACGTTTCCCTCAATAAAACCTACATACGGACAACAGAAAAGGTCTGCACCATTTACTAGAACAGTTCGTTTTGCAGATGGCTATGAACACCGCATATTATTTGGGCTTGCACAACATCAAAACCCAAAAGTGTTTAATTTTACTTTTGAAGTTTCAGAAACAGATGCAGATACTATAGAAACATTTTTAGATGCTAGAGCAAATGATAGTGATAGTTTTACTTTCACTCCTCCAGGCGAAAGTTCATCTTCTGAATTTGTTTGTGAAAGCTGGAGCAAATCAATACCATATAACAACAGAGCTACAATTCAAGCCACCTTTAGACAAGTATTTGAACCAGCATCATAATGTCAGTAAACGCATCAGTATTCAGCAGTCTACAAGACATAAATCCGTCAGCAATTATTGAATTATTTACTTTGCAATTATCTACAGCATTGCATGGTGCAAATACAGTTTATAGATTTCACGCTGGAAGCAATCTCAACGCAAACGGCAAGATAGTCTGGGCAACTAATGAATACCTTAGATTTCCTGTGCAAGCATCGGGTTTTGCTTTTCAGAAAGGACAGTTACCAAGGCCAAAAATAAGTATCAGTAACGCAACAGGATTAATTTCATCAATATTGCTATCTGTAAACGAAACAACAACTGGTAATGACTTAACAGGAGCTACAGTAACAAGAATAAGAACATTAGCTAAATTTATTGACGCTGTTAATTTTGCTGATGGAACAAATGCAACTGCCGATCCGACTGCTGAGTTTCCGCAAGAAGTATATGCAATAGATCGTAAATCAACAGAAACTAGAGAAATTGTTGAATTTGAACTTGCTGCTCCTACAGATTTAGCAGGAGTTAGAATACCCAAGCGTCAGTGCACTAGGTCGATATTCCCCTCTATTGGTACGTTTGTTCAATGACTTGGAAGTATAAAGCACTACTTCATGCTCAACGGGAAGATCCGAAAGAGTCTTGCGGTTTACTACTAAATATAAAAGGGAAGGAAAGATATTATCCTTGTCGTAATCTTTCAATGACAGATCATCAATGTTTTATCATCGACCCAGAAGATTATGTAAAGGCTGACAATACAGGCGAAATAGTTGGAGTCGTTCACAGTCACCCCATCACCCCACCTGATCCTAGTCAGGCAGATAAAATTAGCTGTGAGGATAGTAATTTACCTTGGTATATTGTCAATCCAAAGACAGAACAATGGGCATATTTAGAACCATGCGGATACAAGCCACCTTTACTGGGTCGTCAATGGGTATGGGGTATAACAGACTGTTGGAGTTTAGTAAGAGATTGGTATAAAGAAGAGAAAAATATTGAGCTTAGAGATTGGGAAAGACCCACAACATTAGAGGAATTTAATAATAAACCTTTGTTTGAGGACTGTGCTTGGCGGACTAATTTTAGAGAACTTAGACCTGATGAAAAGTTACAAGATGGAGATGTTTTACTTATGAGCATTTTGCACCCAACTTTAAATCATGTAGCATTATTTTTTGAAGGAGATGTTATTCACCATTTAACCGATAGACTATCTTGTAGAGAGCCTTACTCTGAATGGCTGTTAAAATGTACAGGAAAGAGGTATCGCTATGCTTCGTAAGTTAAAGCTATACGGACAATTAGCAGAATTTATCGGACACAAAGAGTTCGAGGTACAGGTAGATACAGTGGGTAAAGCTGTAAGCTTTTTAATACATAACTTTCCAGGTATAGAGTCTTATATGAGTCCAAAATATTATCAGGTAAAAGTTGGTAAATATGACATTGATAAAAACGAAATAGATTATCCAGTAGGTAGAGAGGATATACACTTCATTCCTATGATTAGTGGTGCTGGAAGAGGTATGGGAAAAATATTACTAGGAGCAGTTTTAATAGGTATTGCTATAGCAGCACCAGGAGCAGGATTCGCTTTTGGCAGTAAAGGTGTTGGTTTTATAGCTACAGGAGCAGCACCAAACGCTTTGATGGCTGCAATAGGAAATATAGGAATAGGTCTAACTTTGATGGGAGTTAGTGAGATGTTATTTCCTCTACCAGAACCCCAAAAATTTAATTCAGAAGAAGATCCACAATTATCATTTAATTTTAGTGGAGTGCAAAATACATCAAGGGCTGGCACTCCCGTTCCAATAGTTTATGGTGAAATAATTACAGGAAGTGTTGTGATAAGTGCAGCG